TCAAAGGCACGATCTGAGTTCTCTATATCATATAGAGGCTCATGTTCATTGTTTACTTCTCCGTACTCCAATCCGAAAACTGCATTCAGTCCAGGAAGGAGCTCTTTACTAATACTAGCTCTATTTATAGCCATTATCTAATCTCCTTTAGACTAATTTGAAGTACTAACCATAGCACGCACAAAATTACTTCTATGCCCACTTAGCCAGACTTCTACAATTGGGTATTGATCAAGAGAACTTACATTACCACCGACTGACATTCCGTCATACATTTTACGTCCAACAACTCTAGCATGAGCACCTATTTCAGCACTTGTTGCTACTGCACCAGCTTCTAAGAAATACCTAGATTGACCAGTAATAGTTGATCCAACAGATGCATTAGTAACAGAACAAGTATAATTGTTCACAATTGCTAATTCACCATCAGATAAAGTTGCATTCGCTTGAATGTAATATGTTTGTGTAGGATCAGTAATGACATGTAATTTAACATCAGACGCAGATGTTGCACCTGTCCAATGACGAGAGAATTTTGGTTCTCCATCTTCTACATAAGTACAACCTTGGAAAACACCTGAAGGTTTACATGAAGTTCCTGCTAAAGGTGTAATAGTACCTGTAGGCATAATAACAATCATGTCACCTGTAAAGATGTCTTTAGGAAGCATTGCTGTCATAGCAACTGCAGAATTGGAAACAGGTTGAACAATTTGTCCAAATGCTTCTGTATTCGCTTGACCATCTCTTTTTCGAACTGGAAGGAAACCAAACGGATTATAACTTGTAGCCATTTCAATTTCTCCTATTTGAAAATTTAAAAAAAAACAAAAAGCTTATCCCTGAAATTGAGGGGTTCTTCCTTTTGTTACTGTTGATTTAGAATTATTGCTAATCGGCATACGTGAGTTAGAAGCTTTCATCAATTGTGAATTTACTGCCTCCATCTGTTCTGCTGATTTAGCTTTATAAAATTCTTTTTTAGCCTCTAGCTTTTTCGTAGGTATTTTACCTAACGCAACATCTCCACGACTGATGACTCCAGCATAGCGACCTTCCTTCCTCACGAATGAAGTTGCACTCATTTCAGGTACTTCGGTAGGTGTCACAAATTCCCAACCTTGATTCATTTTCTTACCAACATTCATGTAATCATCATTACCTCGTAAGTCGATACGTAACCAACCAAGTGTTAAACCTTCGCTTTCAAATCTCTGTTTTACATTTTCAGGAATTGAAGTTGCATTAGGTTCTTCATATGTATAATCTGTTTCTTCTCTAGTTTCAGTTTCTCTGTTCTGAGTACTACGTGTATTTAATCGTGTCATTTTACCCTCCACGTTTCATATTAACTGTTGTATACTCGCCTTCAGCTTTTTCTGTTTTAAGCTTTTCAGCTGCATACTGTTCAAGTGGTATACTCCATTTATTAGCTAATCTTATATCTCCTTGAGATAGTTTAACTTTTTTAGAGTTAGGAGAGGAACGTGAACTCCCTGCTACAACTTGAGATGGTGTTGACGGACCATCTGTACGAATTTCCTTTTCAGCAACAGGTTCTTCTGTTTTAAATTTATGAGGAAATGCTGCTGTAATTCTTTTATCAATCTCTGTATAAAAATCAGGATCTTGTGGTGTGTATCCTTCATTTTTTAATTCAGCATCAATAGCTAATGCAGATGCTGTCATAACATTATCTTTTCCAAACCATTCATTATCTGCAGCCCAATCTTGTGCTCTTGGATCTGGAGCAGGTTGCATCTGTTGTTGTGGTGCAACTTGTGGTTGTTCTGGTTGTGGTTGTTCGTCTGGAAACTGACCTCGTGTTATTGTTAAATTCTTTAAATCTACTTGAGCTTCATTTAAAGCTTCTTGAGCCTTTAAAAGTTTTTCTTTATCTTGACTTTCAAAAGCTTCTAAATAAGAATTTCTTGCTAACTCAACTTTATCATTTAATTGTTTTTCAGTTGCATCTAAATTTAGTTTACTAACTTTATGAAACTCTTGTTGTTGTTTTGTAGTTGAATGTTTAAGATTTTCATTCTGTTGAATAAGTTGTTGAATCTGTTCATCTCGTTCTTTTCTTTGACGAATAAGGTGTCTAATTCTTTTTTGAGCACCTTCAGTTTCAATACCTTTTAATTCTTCAGGAGTTTCTTCCTGTTTAACTTCTGGTTGTTTTGTTTTCTCTTCTGCTTGAGTAGGCGAAGCAACTTCAACTTTTTCATTTTCTTCACCTTCTACTTCATACTGCACTTTATCTTCTTGTTTATTTTCTGTTTCTGGAACTTCGACTTCATTCCATTCTTCTTTATCTGCCATGTTATCCTCCGTTGTATACGACACAAACGCATTACGTATTATTGTTATTACTTATATTATACCATACTTTTTCCTATAATGCAAGTTTAAAATGAACCTTTTGTTAAATTAAATGTAGGATCTAAATCTGTAGGATCTTCAACTTTCATAATTACTTGATCATCAAATAATAATAATAGTCTAACTCCTTTATAAAATAGTTTTTGTCCTACATGTTTACCATAGGCAATGTAATCATTTTTCTTACACCATGCACCATTTGGAAATTTATCTGGATCTTGATAAGCTAACTCACCAAGTTTTAATACTCTTCCAACTGTGGTTAAATATGATATATCTTCTCTTGTTGAATCAGGTAAGAGTATACCACCTTTTGTTGTTTCTTTTATACTAATAGGTCTTACAAGAATATGATAACCAGGAAGGTCTGGTAAAACTCCTGGATCTTTCTGATCATCATCTGTAATCCACAGATCATTCTTTATACCTTTTTCTAAAGCTACTTGTTGCATTAGTCATCATCCTCTTCAGCATAAGTTCGTTTTTTAATTATATCTTTTAAATTTTGTTTAGCCCATTCTATACCATAGATAGAGCCAACCATTTGCCTATAGTGAGAATGATCTTCTGCAGATCCTGAACCTAATTGATTTTTTAAATTCATAATTTCCTCACTATAAGCTTCGACTACTTCATCCCATATATCCATTGATTAGATTTCTGCACATGCGTAGCAGTTAATCTCAAGACCAACAGATACTTCTTTTATACTAGGTGATTTCCACATAATATATCCTTTCTATGTTATATTAATATTAAGCAAATGGTGTAGCTAATGTACCATCAGCAAGTAAATGTTCAGATACTAAATGCCAACAGGCAGTTGCACTTCCTTGTCCACCAGTAGCAATACCAAAAACATTAATAACACTACCTAGTTTACCACCAGTAGTTGTACCATCCATAGAAAATACATCATCATCAGAACCATCTGCATAGAATGTTTTAGCTTGTGCTACATTATTATTAAAATCAAATAAAGTAGCTGCTGAATAAGCAGTAAATATATCATTAGCAGTAGCACCTTGAATAGAACCTGCATTAGAAGTTATAGTTGTTCCTACAATAAATCTATACCATAGTCCTGCTGCTGCAGTTGGTAAAGTTACTGCAACTCCTGCTGCTCTATTGAATACATATGTAGTTCCAGAATCTGCTGTTGTAACACTTTTAGTTGCAGCTTCAAGAGATTCATAAATACCTACAATATTAGTAGCACCTGTCATTTTCATAGTACCAGTACCAGATACATTACCACTTGAATCAATAGTAAAGTTATCGGTTGCTACTCCGTTTGATAAGGATATCTGTTTGAATCCTCCTTCAGACCTAATAGGTCCATTAAATGTTGAATTTGCCATTTTTTCCTCCTTAGAAAATTAAACTTATCGTCTTGGCTTGTCTGCTAGGGCAGTCGATAAGTTGTATATAAATCCCTAGTAAAATTACGAATTAGTTAAAGAATCAGGATCGCCACGTAGAACATCTCTTTTATCAAAGCCTGTAGCATTTCTAGCTATAGGATCTCCAAAAGTATCTCGTCCATTAGGAACATGATCATTTATACCAAATTTATTTTTTGCATTATTATCTTTAACTTCTACAGAACCTTTTTGTAATCTAGGTGAACCTGCTCCGTCATTAGGATAATGTACTGCTCCATATTGTGGCATATTATTTCTCCTTCTCTAGTTGTTGCATTAGTTGTAATGTTAATTGTTCTTCATTTTTTTCTTCTTCTTGTTGTAATTTTGCTGCATTTTCTAAAGCTTTTAAATTTGCTTGCTGACCTTTTAATTCAATATCAGCTTGTTTTCCTGCAGATTGATTTAAAAGCTTTTGTTGTTCTAATTGTATTTTTTCTTCTTCAATAGCCATCTTAGCCATAACATCCATTTGTTTTAAAGCT